ATGGATCAGGTCGTTGTTTTTCAAAAGATGTTTGAGCAAGTGAGAAAAGAGCAAAACTTCTCCTGGTTTTATTCAGAATTAAAACATCACCGTATTGCACATTACATTTATTATCTGGCTACGGATAACATCAGAATTATTACTCACGATGACACGGTTTTGTTATTAAGAGGAACCAGGAACCTGTTAAAAGTTAGTACGACCAAGAACCCTGCTAAAATAAAAGAGGCCGCATTGCTTCATATTTGCGGAAAATCTACATTTCGGGAATACTGTTCAACACTAGCAGGCGCGGGCGTTTTCCGGTGGGTTACTGATGTTAATCATAACAAACGCAGTTACTACGCCATTGATAATACGCTTTTATATATTGAAGATGTAGAAAATAATAAACCATTAATCTAGCTAAAGTTGGATGCTTAAGAAATGCTTCATAATTCAGTAAGGCATTAGCATAATGGGAATAAAAGTACAGAGACTATCCCTATGGATGATAAATACTGTCCTTTTATTGCTACCCATAAATAATCACCATGCCAATACTATCAAATTGATATTTGAAATGTGATCACTTGACTTTCTATACGTTATTTTATAACGGTTAATATATTTATAAAAACAACGGGTGTGCCATACGCCCGTTTCAATACTTAACGCACATGTGTTTTGGTTTAGTCATCATCCAGTTATATGTATTTTAGCCAGGAACAGGTTAAACCTTTCCTATATAACTCAAAAATTGAAACCTTATTCTCATGTCATGCTTATATTCATTATTATCGTTATATAAAAAGGCAACCATAATGTTTAGCAAATTGGCACAAAGTAGCATAAAGGCTATGTTTTAATTACAGGATGTTCAGTCATTTGAATGTATAACATTATAGCTAAACAAATCTAAAACGAAGTGAATAATTTATTGTTTTCACTAAATCTCATTTTGTTTAACATCCATTGAGATTCCTTGCTTTAAATTTTGTTTTATATAAGCAATCGTTTTAATTAATTTATTTTTTGAAGGGGTAATATACTCATATGCAAAATAAAGAAATGAACATCCAAATGAACTATATTAAATACCGTGGGATAAGACATAACAAATGAAGTGGATAGTAATTGACACGATAATTCAACCTTCATGCGGCATATCTTTTTCAGCCATATGGGGTAATATGAAAATGATCATCTGGTATCAATCTACTATATTTCTCCCTCCTGGCAGTATATTTACACCGGTTAAATCTGGAATTATCCTTAAAGATAAAGAATATCCTATTACTATTTATAACATCGCACCATTCAACAAGGATTTATGGAGTCTACTCAAAAGCAGTCAAGAGTGTCCTCCAGGAGAAAGAAAAATAACAAATAAATGTTTGCATAATAGTTGCATTATAAAAATATGCCCATATGGGCTCAAGTAAAGGGTTTTATATAAATATGCTCGATATGCTATTAATAATACCTACATAAATAAAACAACGGGCGTGTTATACGCCCGTTGCAATATTAAACACATGTAGTGATTACATGTTCTTGATGATCGCATCACCAAATTCTGAACATTTCAGCAGTTTAGCGCCTTCCATCAGACGCTCGAAGTCATAGGTTACGGTCTTCGCATTGATTGCGCCTTCCATACCTTTAACAATCAGGTCTGCGGCTTCAGTCCAGCCCATATGGCGTAACATTAGTTAGATGACCAAATCGTAACTATTTGACATAGCAACATAATTTTACTAATTTGCATATAACTCATTAGCTCTTAGCATTTCCATAACTCATTGATTATCAACATGTGTTTTTGAGTTTTGATAACCATTTTTAGCATAAAAATAGCAGTTAACATTTGCAGAAGTTAAGATCAGAGAAAATTTTTACCCTGTAGGGTATTACGTCTTAAATGTGACTTTAATAAACAATTTTATTTCTGTAATCGGTTTATATTAACGTAAAGCATCTCGATTAGTTCTTTTGCATTTTTACTATAGTGCAATTCTCTATGGCAATTCGGACAAAGGGCAACACAGTTATCTGTTGTATCAGCACCACCTGAAGACAGGGGAATTACATGATGCACTTCCAAGTATGGGCTTCCATCATTTAAATAAAACGGAGCATTTTTATCACAGTTTTCACATATACCTTTACTTTGCTGTAAAATCCAAGCTTTTACCATTGGGTCTCGGACATAAACTTTTTGTAGTCTTTCTACCTCAACTGGTTTCCTGGAGCCCTCGGGTTGACTCAACGTTTTCTTAATTAATTTATTAACCCTCATATTCAGAAGCGATTCATCATCTGTAGGCTGTGAAAGCTCTGATAGTTCTCCATGTATTATAGACGCCCAAAAACTGTCACTATAAATACCTGGAACATTTATCAATATTCGTTTCGTTCTATTGCCGGAAGGAATTTCCTTTCTCCCCGTACGACTAAAATAAGCCTGATAACCACACATCTTCAAGCGTATATCGCGGGGGCTATTACCAATCAAAGTAAAATATTCACCAGGATGGATTTTTCTTTCATCCAAAGAATGCATATGTTTTCTGACTAATGATGACGCCAGATATACTACGACTTGGGATACACCAGAATCAACCAACCGTTCAATGATATAATCAAGAGCGATATTGTAATCTTTGTTTCTGTCACCCGGCCCCCACGACTCAAGGATTAGACCATAAACGCCATCCTCTTCACCTATCGAACACTCAGCTTTCAGTTCAATTCCATTATTATCAAAAACATGCATAATATTAATCTTTAATCAATTTTTTACGACAATACTACTTTTATTGATAAAATTGCAACAAGTTGCTGTTGTTTTATTTTCTTTTGTACACAAAGTGTCTTTAACTTTATTTATCCTCTGCAGGAAACCTCTTATACAAAGTTGACACACCAACATCATAGATAATCGCCACCTTCTGGCGAGGAACTCCTGATGCAATTAATCGTCCGGCCTGTGCCCATTGTTCTGGTGTAAGTTTGGGACGACGTCCACCAATTCGCCCCTGTGCGCGAGCAGCTTCCAGTCCAGCTTTTGTTCGTTCAACAATCAGTTCACGCTCCATTTCAGCCAAGGCACCCATCACATGAAAGAAAAAGCGTCCCATTGGTGTGCTGGTATCAATTGAATCCGTCAGACTACGAAAGTTGATGCCTCGTTCGCGCAACTCCTCCACCAACACGACAAGATGCCGCATACTACGCCCCAGCCGATCCAGCTTCCAGACAACCAGAGTGTCACCTGCCGATAATGTCCTGAGCAGTTTTTTCAGTCCCGGCCTTTCGGACTTTGTGCCGCTTATCTTGTCTTCAAAAATCAGCTCGCATCCTGCACAGTTCAGCGCATTACGTTGTAGATCTGTGTTCTGGTCATTTGTTGATACGCGTACATAGCCAATAAGCATGGTAGCTCCCCCTGACAAAAGCAGGAATGATGCCATTTGCTCGTTATTTCTGCATTTTCATAAACGTTGGTTTGGGAGAAGCGGCAAAACGAAATGTGGGAACAGGGGAAAATCAGATACCTGATATGTCATCATATGCATCAGGTTCAGGCTGGCGAAAAATGCCAGATGGTTCAATTGAACAGTGGGGACGAATTAGTTTTCCTGGTGAACACGGGCCTGTATCCGCCAATGTTTCATTCCCGATTCCATTTACACAGACACCGGGCATTGTAATTGTGTGCGATGGTGGTTTCGGGGGCGGGAATATGTGGGGGGCGACCAACTGGAGCACTACCGGCTTCATAGCTCACTGCAATTATGGTCTTGAAGGTGGTGCGTTTTTCGCTAAGGGCTGGTAATGATGAAATATCTGTACGTAAACAACCTGGCATATCCTTACGAACTTCAGTCTCTTTATGTTGAAAAAGGTGAATGGCCTGAAGAAAAAGGTGTTGATATAGACGAAGTAATTTTCAGGGAATATTTCTATGATACACCACCAGAAGGAAAATACAGATGTGTCGGAGAGGATGGACTGCCTGCATGGGCAGATATACCTCCACCAACACGTGAAGAACAAATTGCATCAGCCGAAACTAAAAAGCAGCAATTGATTAACCAGGCCAACGAATACATAAACAGTAAACAATGGCCAGGTAAAGCATCAATTGGTCGTCTGAAAGGTGAGGAACTGGCGCAATATAATTTGTGGCTGGATTATCTGGACGCACTGGAACTGGTCGATACTTCCGGTGCGCCAGATATTGAATGGCCTACGCCTCCGGCAGTTCAGGCCAGATGACGTCCGGCGCTGTGCTGGTATCTGTTGCCGTCACCGCGTCAATGTAATCCAGCACAGCGTTAAGTCGGGTGTTTTCTGGCTGCGTCAGCTTCCGCCCAGCCTGTAATTTCAGTTGAATCAGACTGATGGAAGCCATTGCAGCATCAATCAGCGACTGGCGCTGTGCTTCTGCCGCTTCTACTGCGGCGCTATGCTGTGCCTCGGTATCCGTCACCCATTTCTCACCATCCCATTTATCGTATGGCGTTAACGGTGAAAGCGTGACATAACCGTCTTTGATGGCACCGATATAATCCACTGTAACAGCTGCGCCATTTTCAGTTGAGTAAACGGTCTCATTGCGATGGTCTTCTTCATGGCTCCATCCCTTACCCGTAAATACTGCCACTTTTCCCGGGATGTTTTCGCCCGGGTCAATACCAGTGGAACAGGCGGGTATACTTACGCCAGTATTAATATATTCATCAGACCAGCCGGTATATTCATACGTTACTGCATTATAATAAAAACAACGCATATCGCCCGGCACTGTAGCCAGCCCATTTTCATCAAAAACAGGTATCATTATTTAGCCCTCACCAGAAAGTTAAATGCAATATTTCGTGGACGGGTTTCTGTATCTACATTTCCACTAATTTCACCATAACGTTTAACACTACGAGAGCTAAGAGCTCGTAGTGAGGAAGGCACCTTAAGACCGGGTTCGTCCGTTTTAACTATTCCCCCGTCACCGTATGTAGCCAGTATTCCTGGGTTTACTCCTTCCCGTGCACTTCCTGCGGCAAGCCCGTCCCCCGTCCACAATTCCATATTGTGTGCATGATCCATAATTGTGTGTGATTGCCCTGAAAGTAGGGTACGTCCGACATCAATCCCGCGCCCATCATCCCAGATACGAATGAAATCACCCCGTGCGTCAGGTAATGCTAGCGCCGGAAACACTTTCGCCAGCACAGGGTAATCAGTGGCAGAGAATTTCGCGCCGTTGAACTTCAAAAACACCATACTGGACCAACTGTCGATTACAGTATTTGGCATTGCGGCGGACGGCCAGAAGAACGGAACGCCAATAGCTGGAGCACCTTCTCCCAAACCAAGGTTTTCGAGAGCCGTTTTCACCGTGCCATCCGATTTGATATCGCCAAACGGATTCTTGCGGCTTAACAGCAGCGCACGAAGCGCTGTAAGCAGCTGGTCATGCCGCCCCTTCTCCAGGCTGGCACCGGATGCCTCCACAACACTGCAAAGTTCCTCCTGCAACATGTCAAAGTAGTCATCATCCAGATCGGTGGCAGGTGTGCCGGTCTGGGGGTTACCACGGGTAAAACCGTTCTTACCCGCGCCGAACTTATCCTTCTGCGCGGTTTTCGTGTCTATACGATGCATGGATTACTCCGGATATTTAAAAATTACGTAGGTATGCGACGGGCAGAGTTTGTTAAGCACACATTCGACAACGGTGTCGCCCCAGATACGCAGCGCGGAATCACAGGGATCGCCACATGTCATCCAGGTGGTGTTTGTGGCGGCTGGCATGTTGACCTGCCAGTAATACCGCCATTCCGGCGCATTCACCGCGTCAGTACAGACCGATGAGCAGGTGAACGTGCTTTTATCGTATCGCGTGATGTTGGCATCTGGTCTGCCCAGGGCAGCAAGCTGTGCAAGATAAAAATTCTCGTTGATGCTGCCCGCCAGGTTAACCTTCGCATCCAGCCGTTGCTGACGCTGACGAAGGGTCTGTGTCCCTGCGGGAATACATTCATCCGGCAGACCGCACAGACGCTCCCAGCGGTTTATCAGTTCAGTGGTGGTGCGCGGATCCAGCTCCCGCATCAGGGCATCCGCACGCTGATGAACACGGGTTAATGACGGTGCCGCACCGGCAATCGCCGGATCGCTGGCTGACCACGCCGGACCGGGCGGCAACAGTGCCGATAACAGGCGGATGTAATCATCGTTTGTCACGTCCATGAAATCGTCCCCAGTACCGCCAGTTCGTTTTTCGCAATGGAGATATTGTCCACCGGTGCAAGCAACTGATGGCTGTATTCCCCGTTCGCACCGGAAATCGCCTCACTGATACGCGATACCTTCAGTTCTCCCTGCGGATAACCATCACGCAGCAGGAACGAACGCAACTCCGCGGTAATGGCAGCCCGTATTTCTGGTGTGTCCGGCGTCACGCGGATATGAAAATCCACCGTATGTGCCACCGGCCTGAATACATACAAATCAGAGCCTGCCACCGGGGCCAGTGGCCCGATATGTTGTCTTGCTGCCGTTTCCGTTGATTCTTCCGGAATGGGATTAATCAGGTCACTGCTGGCAATCATCACACCGACAGTTCCCGTTCCCATCCAGTGACGGTATGTCCATGCGCGGGTAATGCCGGGCACTTCTTTAGCCCAAACGACATAGTCCCCGTCAGCCCCGCCCTGCGGCGTCCAGTAATACCGCTCAATGACGCGGGCGCGCCACGTTTCCAGCTCTTCAGTATCAAATCCGCCTGTAATGGTGTCAGCCACACCGGAAGACGGCAGACCATTCACCGGCGTGACCAGGATTAATGCCGTACCGTCGTCAGCGTTACCGACCGCACCTGCACTTGAGCAGGCGATCGGCACGCGCAGGACACCACCGGAGCTGGTTGCATCGTCAGTTGTCGTGTACTGAACCAGGTCATCGCGCTGAATAACACTCCCGGCGGTCACCTTCAGGCCATCGCTGACACCTTCCCAGCGCATATACCCGCTGGCAGACGTGGCCCCCTTGCGCGGACACCGTTTCATCGCAGCATGTCGCGCCAGCCAGGACTCATCGCACAGGTCAGGCAGCATGTTCATTGCCAGATAATCGATGTAACCGTAAACCGTATGCAGCGCCGCCGCATACACCTTTGCCCGCACGTCTTCATCCATGCGCCGGAGCGTGTCGCTGACGTCCAGCCTGGCGAATAAATCGTTACGGAGCATACTGATATTTTCTGCCAGCGTCGGGCGTTGAAATTCACTGTCCGCCATGCGTTATCGCACTCCACAGATCATCAAAAGAAATCATTACCGGTCCGTCACGACGCCAGAGGGTGATACTGTTACCCAGCTCATTAATCCCGGTGCGGCGGATATCCAGATCAATACGGGACACCACGCCGTCATCAATCATCCATTGCAGGCATTCGCGGATATATCCCCTTACCGTCTGCCCCAGCTGATTGGTCAGTTTGCTGCGCTGAAGCAGCCACAGTCGGGAGCCGTAACGGTCATTCTGTACCGCAGGCCAGGTATCCCCCCACCATCCCATCGGGACGTCGGCATTGTCATCAGGTTCAGCCCGCCGCCAGGTGAACAGGGAAATCACCACGGCACGGGTCAGCGGATCCAGCGGTGCGCTGGCGCAGGTGCGTTTACCGTTCACCGTCAGCCACAGTTCCATCATGCCTCCATCGCTTTATCAGGTTTGTCGGTGTTACTGCCCTGACCGTTCTCTCTGTGACGATGCCCGTTATAGGCAAGCCGCATCGCTGACATGGTGGTGCCGGTGGAGTCGCACAGGTCTTTCACCTGTCCGGTCACTTCCAGGTCCATTTCAAAACGAGCCTTAGGCGCATTGCGAAACGTGATTGTTTTACCTGCACCGTCCACCACGATCCCCTCCCGGGTCAGCGTCACGGACTGCCCCTGATCGTCATAGACAGCCACCTCCCCCGTATGCAGCCCTTTCAGGCGGTAGCGCCGGTCCGACACCGTAACAACCACCGCATGAGAACGGTCGCCATCCGGAAACAACACCACCGCTTCCGCACCGCTGTTTGCCCTTGCGGTAAAACCGTAGGGTTCAAGATGTTCAACCCCGGCTTTGGGTTCACCGGCAATCAGGGACACATCCACGGTCTGACATTTCGTGGCGGCACTGATGCTTTTCACCACTGCCCGCCCAATCAGGCCGAGAAGTTGTCGCTGCATGGCTTCAATCGTCCTCATCAGAACGGGTCCTCCTGTACTCTGGCTTTTTTCTTTTTCCGCGCGCCGGGGTCTTCAGGTTCAGGCAGATAAGCATCAGGCGGGCCGACACGGATTTCCGTCAGGGTGCCGTTCTGGTCCTGAGTAAACGTGACTTCCGAAACAAGCAGTTCGGTATTGTCAAAACCACAGACCGGATCAAAGACAATCACCCGCTGGTTGGGTTGCCACAGCGTACCGTTACCCTGTCGCCAGCCCTGCACCACATAGGTGGTTTCATCCGTCCGCGCCGCCCGTTGCCGGGCTTCAAAGTCAGCACGCGCAATACAGCCTGCCCCCGTAGCCTGCCCTGTCTGCCTGATATACATCGGACGGTAACGGGCAATAAATGCGTCCTCTGTGCGGGCCCGCAGCGCGGTGGTGGTGGCCTCACCGAAATCATCGTCGTTTCCGGTACGCTGCCCCGCCACCTGGTAAACAGAAAACCGCTCCCGGATACTCTTCTCCGTATCGCAGGAAAGGATGTTTTCCCCAAGTACCAGCGCGGTATGTGCCCGCGTTGAGCCAATACCGCCAATCACCAGCCTGCCGTGCGGATCGTCGTAAGCCAGTGCCTGCTGCTGACCGAGTATTTTGTTGATTACCTCAATCACCGTTTCACCGTGATCAGGCTGGACATCAGGAATAACACCCGACGGCGCACCGCTGTTCACCACCTCAATGCCGAAAGGCGCAGCAAGCGCCTGCGCAATCTGTACCAGCGATCGTCCGTTAAACTGTGTCGGTTCGGCTGCACAGTCAATCAGGTCAGCGGTCAGACTGCGTCCGGCAATACCTGTGCTGACCGAACGGGCATCGTAACGAACGGGAGTCGCCTCCACCCAGCCGGTGATCACCCGCTCATCACCAATCAGCACTTCCACTTTTGAACCGTTTTTAATGCGCGGCTGAAGCGTGGTGATACCCTCATCTCCCGGCCACTGGCGGGTGATCTCCACACTGAAATCCCGCGCCAGCCGTTCAATACCGGCACCGATGCGCACCGATGTCCAGCCATTCCACTCCCGGCCATTTACCCGTAGCGTGACGTTATCGTTCATTGCACTGGCACCTTCAGAGGGATCACCGGCACAAAGCCGGGATGCGTAATAGCATTACGCCGGATAATGTCCGCGTCACGCGTCGCGTTATCAAACCAGGTCGCCGCCAGCACCAGCGCGGGTAAAACCTCATCCGGTGTGCGCTGAATGATCCGTGCAGACTGTTCAAGGCGCGTGTTGATATCCGCATTCAGATCTGCTTTCACCCGGCGCAGCGCCAGAAACAGCGCATCACTGGTTGTACGGGACAACTCCTTATCAATTGCCGTATTCAGTGTGTCGCGAATGTCAGTCAGTTCTTCCCACGTCGGCAGATCAACCGTGTTTTTCATCGCCGGTGCATTGTTCAGTGCCGGATGCGTGACGGAAGGCCAGCCGGTGCTCTGTGCAGCTGTTGTTGCCTGCCCCACTGCGGCATTCTGCATCACCGCGGAAGTTGTTGGCGCAGGCAATCGGGTGACGGCATACGCCGCTTCGCTGATTGCGGTCGTACGAAGGGTGCTGGCAACCACGTTACGCTGCTGCGTCGCCGTAGCGGTGGTTTTACTGTCCGTTTTCCAGACGCCGCGCGGTTGCAGATCACTGCCGAGGCTGACACCGGAAAGCGTTTTGATCATGGTGACCAGATCGCTGGCGTTACCATAAAGGCGTTTCCCGGTACGCCACATTTTCTGCACCTGCTCAACGAAATTTTTGCCTGACGATGGCGGCGGCAGAAGTACCGAGATATCCCCCTGCAACAGCCTGGCGGCATCCGATACGGCAGAATCCACCACTTTCATCGCATCAGAAACATACCCCAGCATTATGCTGGCATTACCAATAACGTCGTTCTGCACGAAATCCGCCACGCCATCGATACTGAAACCGCTGAAGCTGTCACTGATGCAGTCATCCAGTGCAGAACAGGATGACATCAGCGTCTGCGCCGTCGCCGCACCTGAAGTGGGGTAAGAGAGTTCTCCCGCTTCGACAAACTTCAGGTCAAAGCGGACAATACGCCCTTCACTCTTCGATGTGCTGACCCGAACCTCTCCGTCAACACAGACTTTCAGCTCACCGTAAGTCGGATGGACAAGCGTGCCGGGACCGGGTTTATTCAGCGCGTCAATCAGGCGATCGCGCTGGTCAAAGCAGTCATCTCCCACCACATAAGCCGTGATGGACGGGCGGAAAGTGATTTTCCCCAGGTCTTCGGTATAGGGTTTGTCGCGGTTCGGGTATTCGTGCGTTTCCACACGACGACCGGTTCCCGTACTTTCTTCTTCAACCTTAAACGGCACACCGCGAAATGACGCGTCCTGAAGTCTGTCTTTCCACGTCATATAAACTCCGTACATAAAAAATCCCACCGGAGTGGGACTCATTAACAGATTAATTTTTCATTACCTGCCAAAGCGCGTATAGCCAACATCATGGCTGACATCAAAACCGCTGGATCGCGTTTCCATAACCCGCATACCCGGAGGCGAATTCACAAAAGAGACCTTGATCTCACCATCAACTTTTGGCGCAGAAGCTTTGTTAATCATGAAGGGATTCGAGCCTGTGGCATCGGAGGCGTTGTTTGCCTGAGCCGGATCCACCGCCGGATAAGGAGTGTATCCCCGTGCCGGTATTCCCGTCCCATAAGCATCATAAGCACCCGCGCCCCACTGCGCCGAGTTAATGGCATCGACCGTGTCACCGGAACTGTCGGTAAACCATTCAATAATCGGCTTCAGCTTATCCCACATATCCTGAAACCACTTAACAACCGGTCCCCAGTTATTGATCACCATCCCCAGCGGCGACCAGGCAAAAACCTTCTTCAGAAGTTCCCAACCTGCCTCAAAATAAGGACCAATGGTTTCCCAGAGCTTCTTGAAATAAGGTCCGACAACATCCCAGTTAGTGATAATTAATCCCGCAGCCAGAGCAATCGCCGTCGCAATCATGCCAATCGGCGTCATCGACATAATCCTGCTGACAATACTGATGGCACTGCCCACGCCCATCAATCCCAGTTTCAGAATCGCAAGACCGGCAGCAAGCCCGACGACGCCGCGAATAACCCGGGGATTTTCATCCGCAAACTTCGTGAATTTCTCCCCCAACTCCCCCAGCCATTGTGTGATATTTTTAGCGTCACCAGAAAATGCGCCGCCAATAGCCGCAAGGCCGTTAGTTGCGGTCCCTGTCATTGCCTCCCACAGGTTGGACAGCGTACCAAGCTGTGCCTGAACACGTTTATTCAGGCTGGCCTGTTTATTCATCTTCTGCTGGATCTGATCGTAACCATCCTTTCCTTTATCGATCAGAGCATTGACCACCTGAAGGGTTTCGGCATCATCACCAAATATTGCCTTAAGTACACCTGTTCGCTTAACGTCGGTCAGTTTTCGCAGCTTTGCCAGTTGCCTGAACATGTTATCAAGACCGCCAAAACTCCCTTTGCCGTCAGTAAAATCGAGCTGCACTCCGAGTTTCTGGCGGGCCATGACTTTATTGACGTCCCTGATTTTCTTAACGCTTAATCCGGACTGGATAACTTTTCGCAGGGCATTACCTGCCGACTCCCCGTTCATCCCCATCTGATCCATCATGACGCTGATAGGGGCAAGGCTCTGTGCAGCCTGAAGACCGTCCTTGTTCACCATCTTCAGAACAGAACTGGTTTTAGTGAAGAAGGACAACATGTTGGTATCGTCAACGCCCAGATAAAACGCCTTCTGGATAGTGTCGAACAGCCCCATCATGTCTTCTGACGCCGTTCCGGTAGCATCCTGCATCTTTGCAGCAAACTCAGCAGCCGCTTCCGGTGTTTTTTTCAGTTGTACCGCAAGATAAGCTGTCGCTTTACCCACACCACCCAGAATGTTTTCTGCCGGGATCCCCTGACGCACCAGCATCTGCATCATGTTCTGGAAATCAGCCGTTGTACCGGGTAGCTGGTTACCCAGGCCAATAGCCAGTTTATTGATGTCCTGAAAGCGCTTTCCGACCTCGCCGTTCGCATCCATCATGGCGACTTTCAGCCCGGTGGCGGCGTTTTCCTGATCGGCATAAGATTTCAGGGAAAGCGTCAGACCCGCTGCCAGTCCGCCACCAAGCGCCAGCCCACCCTGTGATGCTTCTTCCGCCTGGCGTTTAAATCCCCGGATTTTCTTTTGCATTTTCGACAGCGCGGGAGAAAGTCTGTCGACACCGGTGATCAACGCCTTAAGCTCAAATTCAGCCATGTGTGCGTTTCTCCTGCTCTATCCTGTTTGCCTGACTGACCAGCAAGGGAATTTCACTGATCGGCATATTCAGCAATTCGAAGGGATTAATGCGCCAGTAGCTGGCGCAGTCAAAGAAGCGATCAGTGAGGTATTCAGCCGTCAGGCCTGGAGGAAAAAACCAGCCACAAGCCACGCCGCAGCATTCAGGTCTGCCGGAGACATCTGGTCGACAGAGTTTTGCGGCACTTTCGCCAGCCGCACAATGTATTTCGATACCACATGCGCCAGAAGTCTGACGGACTCATCCTGATTCATCTGGTAGGGATACCCCAGCTCGCGGACATCTTTCCCGGTGGGCTCATCAAACTCCAGTACGGAGAGTGTCTCGCCATGAGCGGTAATCGGTTTCTTTAACTCAAGCTCTTTCATTACTGGTAATCCCCTTCTTCACCGTGGAACTCAAGATCAACCGTCCCTTCTTCGGCATTATGGTTCGCTTCGCCGTGCAGCCAGGCAGACGACAGTACATAGACCTGACCGTTCGCCAGCTCGGCAGTGATGGTCATCTCATCAGACGAGGTGATTTTGCTCACCGGAAAATTCTTCGGCACCTTGAAGGTCCCTTTAACATAAGGCGCACGGTGAGTTTCCTTGCGGTCCACTGAACCGTCCAGGCCGATGATGTCATCATTGACCGTCCTGTTCATGGGCACCTCAATGCCGCCGGTCAGCGATAGCTGCTGACCGTCAATTTTGAAATAACAGGTTCCCCCGATACGGGCCATTATGCAGACTCCTCTGAATACTGAAGACGGAACTGGTTAACCACGGCAAAGACACGCAACTGGTTAACATAGTCAGGCGGGAACAGCGTGTTCAGGCGGTTCGGATCGCTGGCATCACGCTCCACAACCAGGTACTGCTTAAACAGTTCGTAGTTTTCCACGATCCCCGCACGCTCAAGCTGACGGTAGGTTGCCAGCAGTTCCCCTTTGATCACCGCCGGGGTGACAATCGCCTGACCGGGACCAAAGCGGGTACCGTCGCTGGCAAGCTTGTGACGCCCGTACTTACTGGTAATGACGGATTTCAGTTTGCGCAGTACATACGCACTGGTATGCAGCGTCTCGCTGTCGAGGTAGCTGTTATCCGCAACCCCGTAAGCGTTTTTCCTGTACGTGGTGACATCACGCTGAATGCGCAGTACCCCGCTTTCGACATACGCCGTTGCCACGCCATGAGACAGCAGGGTCTGTTGTTCGGTCATCGTGAACCGTTTCCCCTTCGGCGCAGGCAGCATACCCACCAGCTCACCGGTCTGCGTGGGACGTGCCGGATCGTTGCGGATAAACACCGCTGCGCGGGCGGTACGGCTTGCCGCCAGCTCGTCGGCAGGCGTCTGGGTGTCTTTTTCGTACCCCGCCAGGGTAATGTGCTGCTGGTTAAACTGGTCACCTGCGGTCACCAGTTCTGACAGCGTGCCGATCTTTGCCGTATACACATGACCATACAGCTGACGCGCATAGCTCCAGCGACCGCTGGTATCGTTCATCTCGGTCACCAGCGTGTTAACGGAGGCCGTGTCGTTGAACGGCAGGCCGATATAATCAAACGGCTCATCCGCCATTGCAGCCACCGCGCCGGTGAGAACCGGAGCACCCGTTCCGGCGGTACCCGTCGCCACGGCAATCTGTACGCCCGCTGGCAGCACTTCGCCCCCACCAAAGCCGTAGTAATTGAGGCTGACAGGAATTTCATTCCCGCAAAGCCCCTTATGACGCGCGGTCAGTGTAACCACGCCTGCCGAAGATGAAGCCGTAAACGGCAGGGCCGGAACGGCATTGATGGCATCCTGGATACTGCTGGCAATCATCGTGACGTTATCGCCGTTAGTCACCGGTGCCTGCACGCGGGTACGTCCCACATACACATTCACCGTGCCGGTTTCGGTTGCCGCCCCGGTCACCGTCAGCGTAACCGTTGCCGCCGCGCCTGTGGATTCAGGAACGGCAATCACATACAGCTCGCCAAACGGGTCGGTCTGGCGATAAGCCTCGACCATACGCGCCAGCTGACTTCCCGCACCACAAATCTGGCGTGCATAGTCTGCCGACGACATCAGTACCAGACTGTTGGCAACAATCTCTGCACCGTTATTGGCATGACCAATCAGCAGCGATGCTCCGCTGTCCTGTGCAGTATTCGCCGCCTGGTTATCCATTTCCGCATAAAACAGCGGAACCAGCGTATTCGACGGAATGGTGTTAAAGCTTATCGTCATCGGTGTTCACCTTTTTATTCACGCGCCGGATATCACCCGCTGCTTCACGGCGCAGCCAGTAGTTGTTCTCGTCAACATTTCGCCCTTCGGCGGGCAAAAGGTCGCCGCGGGCAGGGTCAGGAACTGACCGCCCTTTAACAGGTTTGACAAACATGAGGATCCTCAGGAAGGAAGGGTTATTTCGGTGTGATGTTCGATATCGCCGTCAGGCCCGTTACCGGGCTCGAGATAATCAACATCAATCGCCAGCGTTTGCAGTTCATCCAGACTGTTCAGATCATCCTGCTGGCGGGTATCGTCTTCAGTCAGCTCGCTGATGACCGAAAAATCGAACTGATAAATCAGCTCATGACGATTCAGATCCAGCAGCGTGCCGCCGTCATAGGTAATCGGGTTACCGCACGCCTCCGGGTTCCAGCCCAGCAGAGCCTTAAAGAGCATCTGCCGGACATCGTCCACCACATCATACGAAGCAAACTGACCGCGCTCATCACGCCCGTTACTCAGTATGACAACCACGGAGAAGCCCTCTTTCAGCTCCTGCCAGTAGTCGGTCTGGCTTTTGTTTTCTCCCGGAGAGTCATCACCCGGTACCACATACGCCGCCGGGAGTCTCAGCTTTCCGACCTCCGGCAGATTTTTGAACTGTGCCGCGCCTGCCACCCGGTTTTCAAAATACGGGCAGCGGGCACGCAGCGCAGCAATAACAGGCGTCAGTTTCATCTGTGTCGTCGCTCCGGCTTCAGTGATTTACGCAATTCCCGCGCCAGAAAATAGCGTGTCCAGCTGCGGTTCTTTTCAAGAGTTTCCACCATAAAGTTATTACGTGGAGCCAGTCGCCAGCCGCTGCCACCGGATGCACCACGATGATGGCTGCGACGACGCTTTGCCCCTCGCCTCACGCCATAGAACAGAAAAGCCGGATAAAAATCACCGGTGATACGGCGGTTTCCCTCTCCATTACGCTGGTTAGGGGCTATACGTGCCATAAAACCAGGGCGATGTTTACTGGCTCTGGGTACCATGTAACCAATCGAACGAGCCAGGCGTCCGGTCTGATAACCGGGGTTTTCACCCGGTGCCGACCGCGCACGGCGCATCACCAGCCGACGGGCATCACGCATATGACGCTGACCAATCGTGACAAACGCCCGCCTGACACGGGCGCGGTTAAAGCGCATCTCCGCGGGCTGCTGAAAATCAACGTGCAAAAAGGAAGTCGTCATTGTTGCCTCCGTGACTCTGCCTACATTCGCCCAGCTCCGTACACTCCAGCAGCAGAAAGCGCCGCGCCCCGTTCAGATCGCGCTGACGTTTCACCCGGTACACACTGTCACCGCAGACCACCTCATAATCAGCGGTGATCCCCCGGCGGTAACGAATGGTGATGTAATGGGTGATGGCGTCCCCGGTCTGCGCGGTTTCCTGCCAGGTGGTGGCACTGGTCTGGATAACCTTCGCCCATGTCCGGAACGTAACCGGGTATTGAGGCTCCACGCCAAAGTTATCCGCGGGCATATCCACCCGCAGGCGGATCAGGACGCGTTTATTCAGTTCACCGGGGTCCGGCAGAATGTAGGTTGCGCTGGTCTGCGCCTGACGAATTTTCATTGCGGAAAGTACCTGTACGGGCCGACAAGCCAGCCAAAACTCTGCGGCATGTCGAGTTTCTCCACTTCCGTAACCGACGAGCGGTTTTCGTAAAAATGGCTGATAAGCATCAGCATCCCCAGACGAATATCATCCGGCAGGTGCAGCCCGTCCGGATCGCTGTCCGGAATGGTTTCATCCGGAGCATAGAGCTTCCGGTTCAGATACGTTTCCGTCCGCTTTTGCGCCGCACAGGCCAGCAGTTGCAGATGGCGGTCATCAGCATCGAAATCCTCATCCAGCCGGAGTTGGGCTTTAATCTCTTCCATTGTCAGAAGCATACTCAGCCCTCTTTACTGGTCGTGGCTTTTTTCTCTTTTGTCGCTTTACTGCTTTTTGCACTGGTTCCGCGCTCTGCTAACCCGGCCTGAAGTGCAATCTCCTGCACCCGGGCAGGAAGCGCCCCGTCGTCATACTCACCGGCCCGAATGACCTCAACACGCATACCGTCCGGTGACCATTTCAGATCTTGTTTCAGGATCATGATTCTTCACCCGTCAAAACAGGGGGCGCGGTTCCGCGCCCCTGAATGATTACGCCGCTGCAATCTTCAGCAGTTTGATGGCCTGCGAATCGACCAGCATCCCGCCGGTGCGCTTGGTGGTATAAAAACCGACAAACGGTTTATTGGTGTACGGGTCACGCAGAATGCGGGTGCCGATACGGTCAACGATGGTGTAACCCCGTTTGAAGTTACCAAATGCAATGGCTTTCGCATCAGCGGCGATATCCGGCATCTGTTCGTTTTCAGCGATACCGTAACCCGCCAGAGAGGACGGCTGCCCCAGTTCCAGCCCCGGACGCCACAGATAGTTACCCTCGCTGTCTTTAAGCAGACGGATGGCAAACAGGCTGTTGTTGTTCATCATGAACTTCGCGCCAGTGCGGTGTGCCTTACGCAGCGTGTAAATCAGTTTGATAATGGCGTCTGCGGTCACCGCGGTCGCTTCGCCGGATACAATATGCTGAAGTTTGCCGAACGCCCGGACCTTGTCGGTTTCATCAGTGGATTCATACGCCAGGAACCCTTTCGGCTTCTTGGTGCCATCGCCTGAGGTAAAGGCAATTTCTTCCTGTTCGGCAAATTCGGTTGCCAGCTCGCTGTTGATCCATGCCTCCACGTTGAAGAAGGCATCGTCCAGCATTTTCTGGGTAGCCTGCGGGTTGCCGTAGATTTCCCCCATGAGAGGTTCAATCAGCTCCAGTCTGGAGGTGGCAGTCTGGGATCGCGCGTCAGTCTCGCCAACCCATCCGGAAGCCGTACCGCCCAGATTCACCAGTTTTTTGTAGTCGGAGCCGCCAACGGTGATCACCGTGGCTTCCTGACGCATCACCACTTCATCTTTCAGCAGGTTAAGAATGTTGCGATCCAGTTCTTCCGGCACGGCGTAGCCACCGTCTTCATCGGTGCCCACCTGCAATGCCTTACGCTCCAGATCGCGCAGACCGTCTTCACGGCCTTTACGCAGGAAGCCCACAAACGCCTCTTTATGCTCGGTGGCCAGTTTATTTTGCGCTCCACCTGCCGGACGTTTCAGCTCAATCAGCTCTTTTTCAAGGTCGCTTTTGAGATTTTCCAGCTCGCTGAGTTTCCCGTTCAGGGTTTCCACCTGCCCGGCAAGCTTGCCTTTTTCCTGCTCAATCGCATCCACGCGCTTGTCGTTCTTTGCTTTGAAGTCGTCAAACTTCTGCTGCAGCTCCTGCGCGACCTGTTCGACATCTTTAATATCAACCGCCATCGTATTTCTCCTGATTAGAAGTTCAGATTTTTCAGTGCATTCAGTGCAGAGCCCACATCCTCAGCGTCGCGCAGGGACAGTGCGCCATAGCCCCCGGCCATGAATGCTTTGGCCTGGGTACGGGAGAGTCCGACATCACGCAGGACTCTTTCGATTTTTTTCTGTTCGGGGATTTCCCCGCGGGCCAGTGCGTTCTTGACGTCGCTGATCCGCGCCTCGTCGTTAGACGGGAACGTCACCAGGCTGACTTCCCAGAGGTCGATTTCTTTCAGCAGAAAGGCTTCTTTGCTCCGGTCGTATTCCCAGTCTTTCAGGACGTACCCAATAGAAAGGCCGGTTAACGAACCGGCCTTCATGTGTGCATGTGCGCGTTTTGCGAGGGGATCATCATCAATAAGCAACCGTCCCCTGACGTAAAGCCCGACATCGTCTTCCTTCATTTCGGTGTAAACACCGATGGGTTCATCCATGCGGTGCTGCCAGAGCAGCGCAGGTAACGCTTTTCTGTCACTCCACGCCCGCAGGGAGGCGGCAAATGCCCCGGACATCACCACATCATCGTGGCTGTCCTTTACACCAAAGACGGAGCCATACCCTTCAAACTCACCGGAGTCACTGACAGACTTCAGACTCAGCGGTACATCAAGACGTTGTTTCGTCTGCATTGGCGTTATCCTTCTGCTTACCGGCTTTACTGCCATCGGAGGGTTTCGTGGTCATGTTCATCGGTGTGAGATAGACATCACCACCGGGACGCGGATTCATATCTTCCAGATCGCGGCAGTCATTGGGAGAGTAAATTCCCCAGTTGATCCCGGTGGCGTAGGCTTCAAAACGGGACTTCATATCCCCGCGCAGTAACGCCCCGGCGTTAAATTTGGCGTAATAAACGCCCTGCTTACTTTTTCGTACCAGTCCGGTGTTGATCCGCTGTTCGATGCGGGTCAGATACGGCACCAGTGAATAGTTGATAAATCCCAGCCCCAGCTCTTCGATATTGTTGAAGGTGGCGCGATCGGTGTTCTGCACCATGTGCAACGGCACCCGGAACAGACGACAGATTTCTTCAAGCTGAAACTTGCGGGTTTCCAGGAACTGGCTGTCCTCGGCGTTCAGCGCCATCGACTTCCAGTCCAGCCCCATCTCAAGGATCATCGGGCGGTGAGCATTACCAAGCCCGGTGTGACGCTCCTCAAAATCTTTCTTCAGGCGCTCATAAGCCTGATCCGACAGCGTCTGTTCTGTACGCAACACACCCGACGTCACCGCGCCATTGCTGAACAGTCTGGCCCCGTGCTCTTCGGTCGCAGCTGCCAGCGATATTGCCTCGCGGGCATAGGCGATGGGATTCAGTCCCACCAGACCGTCCAGCGTCAGCGTGCGCACATGCCAGATATCTTCCTGGCTCAGTACATCCGTGGAGCCGTCCGGGAATGTGACCTGGTAAACCGGTTCCCAGCTACTGTTAAGCTTCGGTACCACACAACCGGGATCGACGGGCAGCAGTTCAGCCACTTCGCCAAACGCTTTCACTTTGTAGGCGTAAAAGTTTCCCCGCAGGCACAGACAGGTGACCACCAGCTCCCAGAACTCCTGCGGCGTCATATAGCCATTGGGATGCGTGGAGATCAGCTTATGCAGACGTTCGCCAGTGGCTCTCTGCTTCAGGCTGCCGTTCAGGTGATACAGGTTGCAGGGCAACATCCCGACCGACTCCGCCAGCACCCTGACGCAGGAAAAAACCGCCGTCAGTCGCATGGCCCTCTGGCTGCTGATCTGCTTTCCGGTATAGGTGTCGTATGACAGCCCGATAGCATCCGCCAGCTCTGCTGGCGTGGTCACCGGTGCGTCACTTTTTCGTTGAAATAATCCCGAAAAGAACACTATTTACCTCCACCAACAGACATCTGTGTACGGTCGAGATATCGCGCCACCAGCCACGACCAGAACAGGCACAACGCCCCGGCAACAACAAACCCCGCAGGGGGATAAATCAGCCAGGCCCCATACGCCAGCAAAAGCCCCCCCAGCACGCCCACCAGAGGCGCGAGAATCAGCATGATCATAATTACCTCAGTTAAAGCGAGCGGATCCCGTAGGACTCAATGTGATCAGACAGCGTGTCTTCTTTCTCGTACAGCATGGCTCTGCCAACCGCCATAATCAGCGCAACTGCACCGTCAATTTTGTTTTCCGCCTGCTCTTTGACGGGTTTCACCACATCATCGTTACCCGGCATGTTTTTGCCGACCACGTTGCCGATACACCAGGTCATGATGGGATTGCCGTCATGATGAAAACGTCCCGATTCAATCGCTGCTTCCAGCTCTTTCATCGGATCGGACATATTGGTGAAGTTCTGGAAGATAGTGACGGGATTCAGGTCTTCATCAGCAAGGTCATGTGACAGCCCGGTCGCCCCGAAGGGGTCGATGGGTGACTCGCTGACCGGGCTGATTTTGTTCGCCGCTTTGGCCTCTTCGAGGATGTAGCGATAATCCACCTCTGCACCATCGGTAACGGTCAGGACGCCCATTTCCACCCATTTCTGAAAGCGTTCGGCTGTCCGGCGATCTTCATTTTTCTCGACGCTGTACACCGTGTCATACGGTACCCAGAAACGCGGGGCCACACTGTAGTAATGCGTTTTACCGTCAATCTCGCGGGTATAAAGTCGCGCCATGCTGTTCATATCCAGTTTACGCGCCAGGTCAAAGGCCAGAATGCACGGCTGCCCCTCGAATTGCTCAAGAGTCAGTGATTTATCCTCGCAGCTCTGCCAGCTCACCAGGTTGAAATACGCCGAACGCGCCGACACCCAGATATTGAGGTGTTTTGTTTTAAAGACGTTTGCCAGACGGGCGTTATTTTTCGCACGCTGTTGCTGACTTAACAAAAACTCACGGTAAACCGACACCCCGATATTCGGGTTAGCTTTTTCCAGCACCTGTGGGTTGGTCCAGTCGTCACCTTCGTCAACGGTATAGATGATCCCGAACAGTTCATCGTTGGGTACCGAACCGTTGAGCATCTCGATAACTTCCCGCCGTTTGTCGTAGCACGGCCCCTCAATGTTGTACCCGGCAGTAGTAATGGCCCACATCAGTGGCTGACGTCGCGCCCCCATCCCGGTAAGCATTGTGGTATAAAGCGCATCGGTGGCATGCTCGTGATATTCATCAACCACGGCACAGTGGGGTGATGAACCATCACCTGGGTTGCCGATCAGCGGTTCAAACCGCGCGCCATCCTCCGGACGGTTCATGTTTGAGGCGTTAACCTCAATCCCGAACGCTTCCGTCAGCATGGGTGTGCGTTTACACATCAGTCGTGCCGGGCGAAAGACTTCCCACGCCTGTTTCTCTGTCGTGGCACCGGAATACACTTCCGCGCCAAACTCGTTATCACAGGCAAAACAATACAGGGCAACACCGGCAGAGATTGCTGATTTGCCGTTCTTACGGGGGATTTCGGTGTACACCTCCCGGAAGCGGCGCAACCGGGTGCCTTTATTGACCCAGCCAAACGCACAGCAGATCACAAATAGCTGCCACGGCTCCAGCGTGATGGGCATCCGTTTGAATGCCCACTCCCCCTTGGTGTGCGGCAACAGCTGAATAAATTTGGCGGCCCGTTCAGCCAGATCCTTGTCGAAGCGGTAACGAAACGACTTACTTTTTTCCGCCATCAGGTCATCAAGATGGCGCTGGCAGGCCTGAATCACAAACTGGCAGGCCACAATCTTTCCGCGCACGACATCCCGGGCATACTGATTGGCAGCATTTACGTTGGGGTAAGATTTCCGGCTCATGATTCGATAATTTTCAGAAACGGGTTAGTGGCTTTCTTCTGCCCCGCCAGGCCAATCAGACGCTGGCGGCTGCTGGGGTCGAGTCCGAGCATTGCCCCCGTACTGCTCATCTCGGACTCCTGTTCTTTTTTGGCGGTCAGCTCAGGATTTTTGACCATACCGCCCATTGCACCGGTGATGGTGTTGCCCTGTCTGGCAATATTTTTCACGGCACGTCGCCAGAACTCGTAGGCCACGCACCACCGCTCAAGCACCGCGAGGTCAGTCACGCACAGCAGGCCCTGACCGCAGAGTTCTTTGGTTGTCAGTTGCCACATGATCGTGGCGAGAGGGAGATCTTCTTCAGCGAACCACTCCGGTGGCTCAACACCTTTGATGGGCGTAAAAACAGGTTCATCTTTGTTCAGGGCTCGCTTGCCGGGATTTCCGGCCAGCGCCTTGCGCGCCGTTGGCTTGGGGCGACGCCCGGAACGCCCCGCCGTTCCAGCCATATGCGGCACTCCTGGTTAAATTTCATTTTTCGCGGGTATAAAAAAACGATGGGGCGGGCAGTCCGGAAGACGTCAGGTCACAGGGATTTGACCCGCCCCTCCCCTCTGGCAGTGGGAACTGGTTCTTACTTCAGCCGTTCACGGGCCGTCTTCGCCTTATGACACGGCCAGCACAAACTCTGCAGATTACTGTCGACATCAGTGCCGCCATGCGATTTAGGGATGATGTGGTCAACGGTCTTCGCCTCACGCACCACACCAGCACGCAGACATAACTGACACAGGCCTTTGTCACGCTTCAGGACACGCGCGCGGATACTGTCCCACTTCGAACCGTAGCCGCGCTGATGACGGGATTGTCCAGGTTTGTATTGCTTCCAGCCTTCGCTTTTGTGGCTTTCGCAGTAGCCTGAAGGGTCCGTGGTTGTAGAGCGGCAGCCGCGAACACGGCAGGCTTTTGGGGTTCGTGGGGGCAT